TTCATGTGGGAGCGGCCTGGGGAAGCGGAAGAAGACGGGGCCGCGCATCCGGAGGGGGATGGCGGGACGCTGCTTGCACGGCTGTTCGGCAGGTTGACTGACCCAGTGTCAGGATGTGCCAACTGCCTGTGCAGTTACTGCGTGAACAATGCCGAGGAACTGTACCGCCATGTGGAGCCCGGGGAGTGCCGTGAGGCATGCTTCAACTGCGACGGGTGCAGGGAGTACGGCGGAGAGCTGGGAAGCAGGGACAAGGGCATGGAGGACTGTGGCCGGTTTTCAATATCGGGATATGGTGCCGGAAGGGTGCGGAAGAGATTTTATGTGTTGAAGAGATGAAAAGAGGTGAGGATAAATGAGACTGATTGACGCAGATGAGTTTAAAAAGCAGATTGCCGGAATGGCTGTTGCCAATAATTATCCTGCAGATAAGGCTAACAAAATATGTAAACTGGTGGACTGCCAGAAAACCGCCTATGACGTAGATGCGGTGGTGAAGGGGCTGGAGGAACGGCTTTGCAGCAAGCAGAAAGAATATACTGATTGGGACTGCGCCATGAGAAACAAACATTATGAAGACGCCATTGGGATTGTAAAATCCGGCGGAACTGAGAAATGAAAGGAAGTGGACATGATGCATGGGGACGCAGGCATGGGGAAGGCGGCAGCAGGGCAGCAGGCCGACATAAGGCACATGCTGGGGCAGTACGGCGCCGCATTGGCGAGGGTGAAGATCCTGCGGGAATCCGTTGGGCGGATAGAGGACAGGGTGCGGAAGATGAACCGGGAGGGGTATTATGCTGCCGATGTGGTCAACAAAGGGAAGAAGGGGAAGAAGCCGCTGGGCACGACGGTAGTGAGCGGCTTCAGGAACAAAGAGTATGATGCCGCCTGCAGGACGCTTGACAGGAGGAAGGGGATGCTGCGGAAGGAAGAGCAGGAGATGCTGGAGCTCACGGCGGAAGTCGAGGGGTACATAGCAGGGATAGCCGACATCGAGGTGAGGAACATACTGACGCTGTATTATGTCGAGAACCTCACATGGGTGCAGGTGGCGCAGAGGATGAATGCGGGCAGGAAGAAAAAATATACGGAAGACAGCTGCAGGCACAGGCATGACAGGTTTTTTGAGAAAAATTTTTAAAGAAATTTTCCAAACGGCGGTTTTGGCGGTTTTTTTATGGTAATATTTATAATGACGAAAGTCAAGGATACGAAAACCCCCCTTTTCGGTTATCCTACGGAACGCCGTGCATAGGACAATATGCATGGCGTTTCATATTGCCGTTGCGGCTGGATTTATCTTTTTCAAAAAAATTCCAAAACGACGTGCACGACGGTTTTTTTATGGTATCATTTATAATGACGGAAGTCAAAGGATCTGAGAAAACCCTTCTCATATGCCTTACAGAACGCCATGCATGGAACGCCATGCATGGCGTTTTGTGTTGCCATAAGCCGGCTGGAATTTTCTGTCCGTCGGCTATGTGGAAGTAATAAATCATGCGTAAAGGAGAGGATGACATGGAAGAGAAAAAGGTATTTACAGAAGAAAAATTAGCGGAGATGGAGGACTTGGTAAAGAATGCACTCCAGGCACCGAACAAAAAGGCAGCAATGCCTTACATAAACCAGTTGGAGTCTATGGGGAAAGACTTGGCCCAATATATCGGATGTGTATTTTGGGAGATGCTCATCGATGTAAAGCATGCGGCAGGCTGTGAGCAGGACAAAGAGACAAAGAAGAGCGCTGCCTTGCAAAGCTTTTATAAATTTCAGATATTTGCCGGATGACAGGCAGGGCGTGAGGGCATGTCCCTGAAGCGGCAAGGCAGCATTCGGCGCGGCGGACAGAGAGGTGGTGAGGGTGCCAAGGAAACCGGACGAAAGAGTCGGCAAGGCAAAGGAACTGTATGACAAAGGGGTAAGGCTGGTAGAGATTGCAGGCCGTCTTGGCATCCCGGAAGGGACGGTCAGGAGATGGAAGAGCACCTATGGCTGGGATTCCGAACGTTCGGATAAAATACCGAACGTTCGGAACGGAAAAAAGGCAGGGGATGCCAGGGGGGAAGAGGCCGGGGGGCAGGCAGCGCACGGCCAGTGCGGGACGGAGGGACTTACCGGAAAGCAGGCGGCTTTCTGCCTGCACTATGCAAACTCGTGCAATGCCACGTCATCTTATCAAAAAGCGTACGGGTGCAGCCGGGAAACTGCAATGGCAGCAGGCAGCAGGATGTTAAGAAATGTTAAGGTCAGGAACGAAGTGGAACGGCTCAAGAAGGAGAGGCTTGAGACGGCCATGTTCGGCGAGCGGGACATATTCCAGTGGCACCTGGACATAGCCACGGCAAGCATCACCGACTATGTGTCGTTCGGCAGGGAAGAGGCCCCGGTTGTAAGCAAGGACGGCCCCGTGCTGGACGAGAAAGGGAAGCCGGTCACCAAGGAAGTGAACTATGTGAAGTTCAGGGATTCGGGTGAGGTGGACGGGCGGGTCATAAAGAAGGTGAGGATGGGGAAGGACGGGGCAAGCATAGAGCTGTATGACGCATTCCGCTCCATGGAATGGCTGGAAAGGAACTTAGGGCTGGGGACGGACAGCCAGAGGAGCATGGCGAGCCAGGTGCTGATGGCCTACAGGAAAAGGGTGGAGGATGCCGATGGAAGGGGATGAGATACTGTTCTACGCAAAGGAGCCGGTATATTTCGTGGAGGACATCCTGCTTGCGAGGCCGGACGAGAACCAGAAAGCGATACTGCGGAGCGTGGCGCAGGAGCCCATGACGAGCGTGCGTTCCGGGCACGGGATAGGGAAAAGCGCGGTGGAAAGCTGGGCGGTGCTGTGGTTCCTGCTCACAAGGCCGTTCCCCAAGATCCCATGCACGGCCCCGACCCAGCACCAGCTTTTCGACATCCTCTGGGCGGAAGTCCATAAGTGGATAAGGAACAACCCGGCGCTGGAGCGGGAGGTCACCTGGACTAAGGAAAAGATATACATGAGGGGGTACCCGGAGGAATGGTTCGCCGTGGCAAGGACCGCGACGGTGCCGGACGCGCTGCAGGGGTTCCATGCGGAGCACCTGCTCTACATCATAGACGAGGCTTCCGGGGTGAAGGACATAGTCTTCGAGCCGGTGCTCGGCGCGCTGACGACCCCGGGGACGAAGCTGCTGATGTGCGGGAACCCGACCCGGACAGTGGGGTTCTTCTATGACAGCCACCATAAGAACAGGGAGCAGTTCGGCACGGTTCATGTGGACGGCAGGGACAGCAGCCGGGTGGACGCCTCCTTCATCCGGAAGATAGAGGAGATGTACGGGCAGGAGTCGGACGTTTTCCGTGTCCGGGTGGCGGGAGAGTTCCCGAAGTCCATGCCGGACAGCTTCATATGGATGGAGTGGTGCGAGCGGGCGGCAGGGCGTGAGCCGGAGGCCGGGGAGGCGGGCACGGTCGGCATCGGCGTGGACGTGGCCAGGTATGGCGACGACAGCTCCGTCCTCTACCCGGTCATCGACGGATGCAGGTCGGAGAAGTTCGAGGAATATTTCCATAACGACACGATGGAGATTGCCGGCAGGTGCATAGTGATGATAAAGAGGTATGCAAGGAAATACCGGTCCGCCAGGATAGAGGTGAAGATAGACTGTGACGGCATCGGGGCCGGCGTGTATGACCGGCTCGTGGAAAGCAGGGACAGGGTCGTGGCAGAGGTCATGCAGGAGAGGGCGGAGGGCCAAGGCGGCGAAGCAGCGGAGTTTGTGCTGGGCATAATGGAATGCCACTTCGGGGGAGCAGGGGGGAAGGTTGACGGCGGGGACCCGGTGGAGATGGAGAACAGCACGGGGCTCATGTGGGGAGCCCTGCGGGAGAAACTCCGGAAGTGCGAGCTGTCGATATGCAGCAGCGACAGGCTGATAAGCCAGCTGAGCACGCGGAGGTACTCCGTGAACAGCGACGGGAAGATTGTGCTGGAGAGGAAAGAGTCCATGAAGAAGCGGGGGCTGAAATCCCCCGACATAGCGGACGCGCTCGCGCTGGCGCTGTACACGCCCAGGCGGGACAGTTACGAATTGGAGTTTTGACATTATGGGATTTTTGAATTTTAGGTCAGGGAGGCAGTACATAAGGGGGAGGGGAAGCGCAAGGATCCCGCGGTGGTCGGTGCCCCCGGAAAGGAACACCGCGGAATGGCTGGAGGCCTTCGGGAAGAACCCGAGGCTGTCGGTGGTCAATAAGATAGCGTCGGACCTCTCATACATAGAGGGCAAGCTGTATGAGGTGGATGCCAACGGGGAGGAGAGGGAGATAAAGTCGCATCCGTTCCTTGACTTCTGGAATGCGCCCAACCCGCTCTTTGAGTTCACGTCCAATGCCATATGGAAGCTGCAGGAGATTTACCTTCTGCTGAAGGGGGAGGGGTACTTCATCATAGAGCGGAGGGACGACGGGACCCCGGCGGAACTCTGGCCGGTGCCCACGCACTGGGTGACGGAGACACCGTACCTGGACCACCCGTTCTACCGGGTGCAGATGTCCAATGCCACATCCATGCAGATACCCGTGGACGACATGTTCGTCATGAAGACGCTGAACCCCCTGGACCCGTTCCGGCGGGGGCTCGGCCAGGCGGAGGCGATAGCGGATGAGATTGAGATAGACGAGTATGCGGCAAAGTTCCAGAAGAGATTCTTCTACAATGACGCAACGCCGTCGCTCCTGGTAAGCATGCCAGGGTCGGAGAAGGAAGAGCGGGACAGGTTCATTGAGAGGTGGAGGAACAAATTCCTTGGCGTGGAGAACAGCCATAAGATAGCGGCAGTCGGGGCGGACGTGACGGTCAACAAGCTTATGGACAACATGAAGGACTTGGACATGGTGAATGGACGGGTCTTCATCAGGGACAGCGTGCTGGAGCATTTCGGGGTGCCCAGGGAAATCATGGGCATAACGGAGAACAGCAACCGGGCGACGGCAGAGGCATCGCAGTACATATATGCGAGGAACGTGCTGACCCCAAGGCTGGCCGACAGGGAGAGGGCGGTCAATGAGCAGCTGCTCCCATACTTCGGCAGCAACCTTGCCTGGCATTTCGACGACATCATCCCGCACGACAAGGAGCATGAGAAAGCAGTGGCAATGGAGGGATGGAACTGCGGGCTGCTCACGAAGGACGAGGCAAGGGAGAAACTCTCCATGCCGGAGGCGGAAGAGGGGGACATCTATAAGATCCAGTATACGGACGTATACGTGAAGGGCGGCACGGACCTGACGGCTCTGATGGGCAGCATGGGGATGGGCGCCGGGGGGACGGAAGGCGGGATCGAGATAGCCGTCCCGGAAGACGGGGGAGACGCGGAAAGGGCTGCGGCCGCGGAGGAAAAGATACTGCGCATGGCGGAAGAGATAAGGGAGAGGAAAAGCGTGGCAGCAGGCCGGTCGATGGAACGGGCAAGGGCGGAGCAGGGGAGGAAGTTTGAGGCCGCGGCCATGCGTTTCTTCGGCAGGCAGGCGGAGCAGGTAAAGGCAGCCTTGGAGGGCAGGCACAAGGACAGCGGCGACATATGGGAACGGCTGGGCATGACGGAGGATGAGTTCAATGCCCTGCCGGGGCCGGAAAGGGAGCGGCTGGCGGAGGAGTTCGTCGGGAGCCTGCTGGACTGGGAGGCACAGGAATACGTCCTTTACGGCATGTTCGCGCCGCTATGGACGGAGACCTATCAGAAGGGCGCGGAAGGGGTCAAGACAGTGTACAGGCTGAACCAGGTGCAGCAGCCGGCCCTGACGGACGTGGCCAGGCTCCGGGGCGGCGAGCGGATCAAGGGGATCACGCGGACCACAAAGGAAAGCATAAGGAAGATCATAGTGGACGGGCTGGAGACGGGGAAGGGGAGGAAGGAGCTCACCGAATCCATCATGCAGTCCATGAACGCGAACAGCACGAGGGCGAAGGTGATTGCGGCGCAGGAATGCAACACAAGCCTGAATGCCGGCAATTTTGACATGGCCACCCGGGGCGGCTTCACGGAGAAGACATGGCATGTGACATACATCCCGGCGGCCAGGGACACGCATAAGGGGCTGAACGGGAAGACGGTGGGGCTGGGCGAGGCGTTTGTCACCTCCAAGGGGAACCGGCTCATGATGCCCTGCGACCCGGACTGCATGGCCGCGGAGGAGACGGTGAACTGCCACTGCTACCTGACGTACTCATGAGCCGCGCAGGGCAGCCAGGCAAGGAAGGAGAGGGAAATGGGAAAGAGGATGTTTAAGACCATCCAGTTCAAGACGGAGGCATTTGACGAGGAGGAAGGGGTTTTCTCCGGGTACGGGGCAGTGTTCGGGAACGTGGACTCAGGCGGGGACGTGATTGAGCATGGGGCGTTCACCGGGACCCTGGCCAAGGGGTGGGAGCGGGTCAAGATACTTGCGCTCCACAATGACGGCATCCTGCCGATAGGCAGGCCGCTGGAACTGCGGGAGGACGAGAACGGCCTGTACCTGAAGGCGAAGATATCCGACACGGCAACGGGGAGGGACGTGAAGACCCTGATCAAGGACGGCGTGCTGAAAGAGCTCTCCATCGGGTATGACCCGGTGGTCTTCGAATATGACGGGAGCCAGGTCAGGCACCTGAAGGAACTGGAGCTTTACGAGGTGTCCGTCGTGACATGGGCAATGAATGACCAGGCAGTCATAACGGACTATAAGTCCATGCAGAGCAGGGCGGACGAGATAAGGGAGGTGGTAAGCGCAGGGGCGGAATGCCTGAAGGGGGCAGGCGGGGACGAGGTCAGGAAGCTGAGCCGCTCGCTCCGGCAGGCGGCCGACCAGCTGGACAGGATGGCAGCAGGAGGCAGGGGAAAGGCAGCTTCCGGGAAGGTGCATGCCCCGGGGGCAAGGGGGACGAAAGCAAGGGAAATAGAAATCATCAGGAGGTAGGGAATGAAGTATCTGGTTTACAGGAAACACTTGGAGAAGAAGAGGCGGCAGGGGAAAGGGTCCATGAAGACCACGGAGGAGGACCTGAAAGGCATGATCAAGGAGGCCGTGAAGGAGGCAATGGAGGGGGATGAGAGCAAGGATGACGTGACGGAGGAAGAGGTCGTGACGGATGACATCTCCGGCATAGTGAAGGATGCCATTGAGGCAGTGGACGAAAAGAGGAAGTCCTGCAAGGAGGACCCGCTGGGGGAAGGGGTGGCGGATGAAATCATAGAGGCCATCTCGGAACTGAAGGAAGAGGCGGAAGCGGGGGATGAGAAGGACGAGGCCGTTGACATAGCGGATGCCATAGCGCAGGCCGTGGAGTCGGTGAACGAGAAGCGGAAGTCCCGGAAGGAGGACCCGATCGGTGACGGCGACACGGCAGAGATAGTGGACGCGGTGGCGGAGATCATAGACGGGATGGCAGAGGAAGGGAAGGGGAATAAGGCCAAGCCGGTGAGGCGTGAGATGAAATATGCCCGCCGGATGCCCGGGGGCCAGGTGCAGAGGAAGTATGGGAACGTATACATGTCAGGAGGGAGCATGGGACAGGAGAAGGAAAAGAAGAAAGTGCCGGCATCCATCCTCATGGCAAGGGCCGTGAAGTGCATGGATGTCTGGGCGGGCGGGGATGCCGAGAAAGCGGCATACTTCGCGCGGAAAAAATATGGGGACGAGGAGATGGAAAGGGAATTCAAGGCACTCTCGGCCACGGTGGGGAGCGAGGGGGGATACCTGATACCGGAGGTCTATGCGGATCAGATCATTGAGCTGCTTTACCCGAAGACCGTCATCTTCGAACTGGGGGCACAGAAGGTGCCGCTTGCCAACGGGAACCTGAACATACCGAAGATGACTGCCGGCAGCAGGGCAATGTGGGGCGGCGAGAAAAGGAAGATACAGGCGACCCAGCCTGCGTTCGGCAACATCCGGCTGTCGGCGAAGCGTCTCCAGGCAATCGTGCCGCAGACCAAGGAACTGCTCATGTCCTCCAGCGCGTCGGCGGACCAGCTTTTCGCCAACGACCTGATGCGGCGCATGCAGCTTGGGCTGGATTACGGCGCACTGTACGGCAGGGGACAGGAGTTTGAGCCGACAGGGATTGTGCATACGAAAGGGGTCGAGGTGCTGGACGCGCGGGACCTGGAGAAGGAACTGGCGGATGCGGACGGCAGCATCAAGGCAGACCTCCCCATCTATGTCCGCTCCAAGGCGTTCATGAAGAACATTGACGACACGGCCGCGGGATGGACGATGAACAGCATGCTGGAGGGCATATTCATGAACATGAAGACCTCCACTGGGGCTTACATCTATAGGGACGAGATGGCCGCAGGGAAACTGCTGGGCTTCCCCTACAAGGTATGCAACCAGATCCCGGTGGAGAAGGGCGTGACGGAACTGTTCTTCGGCAACTGGGCGGATCTCCTGGTGGGCGACCAGATGGGGCTGGAGACATATACGACCATGGAGGGCTCATGGACGGACGATCAGGGGAACGAGCATAATGCGTTTGAAGAGAACATGGCGGCGACAAGGGCGACCATGTATGACGACATCGGCGTAAGGCATGAGGAGTCCTTCCTGCGGGTGAAGAACATCAAGGCAGACAAATTCTCATAAGGGAAAGGAGAGGGAACATGAAGAGGTCACTGATAGAGAACCATAAGGTGCTGCTGGGGCAGGGGGCCGTGGACAGGGAAGGCTTCCTGTCCGCGGTCTACGCCCTGAAAGTGCCGGGGGAGCTGGCGGAAGGCACGGCCATTGACATCCTGATTGAGCATGGCGAGACGGAGGGCGGGGACTTTGAGGCAGTGCCCGACCCGGAAGTATTCCCCACGCTGCATGTGGGGGAGAAGGAAGGGACGCTGGAAGGGATTGCCGTGTCGCAGGGAGAGGACATAAACGTCGACATAGACCTGCTCGGGTGCAGGCGGTTCATTAGGGTCACGCCCTCGTTCCGGGACGGGGACGGGGCAGAAGTGCAGGCGGAGTATATGAGCGCGGTGGTGCTTGGGGATGGCAGCAGGGTGCCGGTGTAGGCGCCCGGGCAGCCGCCCGCAGGGCACGGGAAAGGAGGACCCATGGTCAGGCGGTACAGGCAGGGGAATTATGAGGACAAAAAAGATGCAAGGCAAAGGTGCGTCAAGGAATCACGGCCAGCCGGCGGAAGCCCGGGCAGGGAGCCGGAAGGGGCGGAAACGGAAGGAAGAGACGGAAAGGCGGACGGGATGGGGCTGCGGGGGAAGGCAGTGACCGTCAATCCGCAGGGAGCGGAGGGCACATGGCAGGGCAGGGGACTGTGAAGAAGAAGCCGACAATGAAGCTGAGCGACGGCGCGCTGACGACGCTGGAGGACACGATGGGCTTCCTGGGGATGGACATCAGCGACGATGCCGTGGACGTGCAGGCGATGAACAACATCACGCTCATCATAAATGCGGCCTCCGCCTACATAGAGAAGCAGGCAGGGAGGAAGTTCGGCAAGAGGGACTACTCGGAGAGGCATGAGGGGACCGGGAGCCAGATGCTGCTGCTGGACAATTACCCGGTAAGGGAGATAAAGGAGATAAGGGACACTGCGTCCGGCAGCGTCGTTGAGGAAGGGGAATACTATCTGGAAAACGGCGGGGAGTCCGGGATGGTTTACCGGGACTCCGGATGGGCAAAGTCAGGCCGCCGGCAGGGGCTGGCAAATGACCTGAGGACGGTGGCCAAGAGCATATCCGTCCAGTATACGGCGGGATATGTCCTGCCGAAGGACGGGACGGCCAAAGCCCCCTCAGACCTGCCGTATGACCTGCAGTATGCCGTATGGCTGATGGTGCAGCAGCAGTGGTCCCTGCTGGCGAACGGGGCAGGCGGGCTGGCGGCTTTCAGCATCTCCGATGTCTCTTGGACATTTGACCGGGCAGAGAGCCCGATGGTCACGGACGTGATCGCGAAATACAGGAGGTGGGGATGATGATCCTTGAAGACGGGATAACAGGGGAACTGGGGAGGATTGAGCATGAGCTGCAGAGGCTGACGCAGATGAAGATAACCATAGGGATACAGGGCGTGGCCGGGAAGAACATGAATGGTGAGGACGTGGCGGCCACGGCGGACATCATGACAATCGCGGGGGTGCATGAGTTCGGGGCAATCATCAAGGCAAAGAACGTGAGGAACTTGGCCATCCCCATTGCGAGGAAGGCCGTGGGGAAAAGCCCGCGCGACTTCGACAACTTATTCTTTGTGCGCAGCAAGGAGGGGTTCCTCTTCGCCTGCATAAGCAGCAAGGAGAGGGAGACGGCCCCAAGGGTGCCCAGCAGGCCGTCCAATAAAAAGCCCAAGCCGATGAAGTCCAGGAACAAGCTGAAGCTGCCGGAGGACGATGAGGACATAGAATACCTGTTCATCCTGTTCGAGTCCGTGGAGATACCGGAGAGAAGCTTCATAAGGGCCGGATATGACAGCGGCAAGGGAACCATAGAGGAAAGCATACAGGAGGCATATGAGAAGGTCATAAAGGAAGGGTGGGACGCGGAAAAGGCGGCAAACCATGTGGGCATGGTTGCGAGGGACTGCATCGTGGGATACATGATGGACGCATCGCACTTCAAGGGGAAGGGGGCCATAACCAAGAGCACCCAGAATTCCTCATGGCATAACAGCCCGCTGGTTGACACGGCAAGGATGCGCAACTCCATAACTTATGCCATAAAGGAGGGGCAGGGATGACACGGCTATCAAGATTTGCGGGGCCGGACATCCCCGGGGCGCTGATGCACGACATGTACGAACTGGTGCGGGGAGGCGGGGAGTACAGCATGGAGCACGGCGGGCAGTGGGTGCCCGGGGAAGAGGAACGGGTCAGGTTCAGGGGCGTCGTTCTGCCGGTGAATGACAGGGATCTGATATATGCGGAGGCAGGCAGCTATACGCAGTTCAGCCGCAAGGTGTATACGAACGGGCATGCCCTGAAAGACGGGGCAAGCATATATGACCCGCAGGACGGGATGACCTATACGGTAAAGCAGGCGCTGGGGTACCAGGCCATCCATCAGCTGCGGCGTTACCTGGTCGATGCGAAGGGAGGTGCAGCAGAGAGATGAATGCGACGGAGGTCAGGGACAGGCTGGTGAAAGGCCTGCATCAGCACTTCGGCGGCAGGGTGCCGGTATACCGGAGCGGGCAGGTGAGCGGGGAGCAGACGCCGCCATATGTCATCTATGCGGTGACAGGGGCCGGCGGGAGAGGCGGCACGATGGGCCATTATGCGGTATTCAGGAAGGGGGACTGTGCGGAGGAGATAAGGGGCGAGCAGAGATCCATGTCCCTGTCGTTCACGGCATGCAGCCAGAACAGGGAAGGGGAGGACGGGAGCCGCATATTCGGGGAGGACGAGGCACAGGGGATAGCAGAGGAAGCGCAGGGATGGTTCGTTCATGCCGGGTATGACTATCTGAGCCGGAACAACATAGTCGTCTCCGACGTGACGGAAATCCAGGGCAGGAATGTCCTCATGGTGGACGAGGAACTGAACCGCAAGGGGTTCGATGTCATATGCAGCTATGCCGCGGAAGACAGGCGGAGGATATCGGTGGTGGAGAAGGTAAGCATAAAAAAGAAGGAGGACGGGAATGAAGGATGTAATAGTGTCGGTGAAGGTGGATGACAAGCCCAAGGGGATGGACGGGCCGGGGATACTCCTGGTGTCCACTGAAAAGGAAAGGGCGGCAGAGGCCTATACGGACCTTGGGCACATTGAGGCTGAGTGGGGCAGGGGGAGCAAGGTATACGGGAAGGCCTCCGCGCTGTTCTGCCAGGGCGGGGCACAGCCGTCGCCGCCCAAGCTGGTCAGGGAGGTGACTGTCCTCGGAGTCGGGGACGTGGGCACGCCGGATGAGCTGGCGGAGAAGATAAGAGAATATGGCAGCAGGGACGACAGCTGGTACATCTTCCTGACGGACCGGACGGAGGATGAATATATCAGGAAGCTGTCAGAGTTTGCGGCGGCATCGGAGCCGACGGAGGCCGGCCTCATGTCGGGGGAAGAGGACAACAGGAAGGTGTATTTCGCGGAGACATCGAACAAGGAACTGGAAGGGGTGAGCGGGAGGAGCGTCATAGTCTACACCCCGGAACTGGAAAGGCATCTGGATGCGGCATACCTTGGGGCAGTGATGCCATGGTACCCCAGGCATGTGACATGGAAGTTCAAGCTGCCGCAGGGCACGGACGCGCCGGAGCTGACGGACCAGGAAAGGGACCTCTTGGAAAAAAGGCATATCAACTATGTCTCTGACGAGTACAAGAACAGGTACATGAAGAACGGCGTGTGCGCTGACGGGGAGTGGATAGACTCCTTGCTTGGCGCAGACTGGGTTGCACGGGACATGAGGAACGAGCTGTATGCAGTGTTCCGGCAGAATGAAATCGTCCCGTATACGGATGAGGGGTTTGCCCTCATCGGCATGGCGGTATTCAGGACCATGGACAGGGCGGTGAAGCATGGGATCATCGCGTCGGACAGGGAGTCCGGGGCAGGGGTATATAAAGTGGGGATACCGGCACGGTCAACTGCGACGGAAGAGCAGGCAAGGGCACGGGAAATGCCGGACATCACGTGGGAGGCGCAGCTGGAGGGGGCGGTCCACAGGGCAGTGACCAAGGGCGTGCTGAAAGTAAGCTTATAGGAGGCAGGAAGATGGAAATAACGAATTATGACCCTAAGAAAATAACGCTGAACATAGGGGGGCGGATCATCACCGGGTATGCGGAGTCCAGCGTGGTCTCCGTGAGCGCAAGCGAGGACCGCGTGACCCCGTCCGTCGGGGTGCAGGGGGATGTGGTGTACTCGGAGAATGCGAATGAGTCGGGGAGCGTGACGCTGTCCCTGCAGGCCACATCCGCATCCGTCCCCTACCTGAAAAGGCTGGCAATCAACAGGGAGGAGACGGACCTCCTGATAACGGATGCCAACAGGGACACGGCGGAGACCGTGAGCGGCAGCAGGTGCAGGGTGACGAAGATACCGGACAGGAAGAAGGAAAAGGCGGCGGGCGCAGTGGACGTGACAATCTTTGTGCCCAAGCTGGAATATAGGTAAGGGGAATGGGCGGGGCAAGGAACAGGATGGCATGGCCGGACAGGCCGAAAGGGCTGAGCGAAAGGAGTTATAGGAGATATATGGCAAGGAAAAAGGAAGTCAGGGTAAACGGGACGGTGTTCACTCTGCAGAGCATCTCACCACAGAGTTACATGGATATCAATGATGAGCACGGAATGACAGGGGGGCGGCGCGACACGTCCGGCTACATAGACGAGCTGTTCCGGAACGTGGTGGTGGAGCCTGCCGAAGTGAGGGCGGAAGGGATTGAGTACTTCAACAAGAACGATGACATAGGGGGCACGGAAAAGCTGCTGAAAGAAATAGAATCCTTTCTTAGGCAGGGAAAGTGACCAAGGGCTGGCCTCCGCACGGGCAAGGAGGCACATGGCGTTCTGGGAGATGGTGTATTCGGGGCAGGGGATATCCTATACGGAACTGAAGGGCATGGACCTTGCGGAATTTTATGAGGCAAGGGAGGCAATGACGCAGTTCAATGAGAGGAGGAAGGGAGCGGAATGACGGCCATCCCCGCTCATTGGCAAAGGAGGCGGGGAAATGGCAGATCAGAGAAGCCTGACGGCTGCGATAGTCTTCCGGACGGAGGACGCGGAGAGGCGCCTGGAGGCCGTGCAGGAAGCCGTGCAGGACATAGGAGAAGAGACAGAGGAAGCGGAAAGCGCGATGGAAAGCTTCGGGAGCCGGGTGGCCGCCAGCGCCGGCGCCGCCGCCGGCGGGATTCAGGGCGCGGCCGGGGAAGCGGGCTCCTTCGGGAGCGCGGTGGCGAGGAGCGTCGGGGAATCCTTAAGGAGTTACAATTCCCTGCCAAGGGCAATAAAGGCCGGGATTGGCAGCGGGATTGGGTATGCGCTGCAGAAGACGGAGAACTTTGTGAAGAGGACCGTCACGGGCGCCGGGAAGATTGGGAAGGCTTTCCGGCACCCCATCCAGACCATCAAGGACAGGATGGTGGGCGCGATAGAGAATGCAGGGACGGAAATAGAGGGGATGGGGGACAGTTCCGAGGAGACAGGGGAGGAACTGGAGGGCATGGGAAGGTCCGGGGAAGATGCCGGCAGCGGGATCAGGGATGCGCTGGGGGGAGTGGCAGCCAAGCTGGTTGCGTTGAAAGCCGGGTTTGAGATTGTGAAGGCCGGCATCGAGACGGTAAAGGGCCTTGGCGCGTCACTGGCCGAGATCGGGATGGAGACGGAGGCCGTCAATGCCAGGTTCCAAGCCGTCTTCGATGACAAGGAAGTGGGCGTGTGGGCGGACAGCTTTGCCGAGGCGGCGCATAGGAGCAAGGCGGAGGTGAAAAGCTTCCTCGCAGACAACAAGGTCTTATATCAGGAACTGGGGCTGACCGGGAAGGAAGCGGACAGGCTGGCCGAGGTAACCACGTCGCTGGCCTATGACATAGGGGCTGCGCTGAAGATAGACGATGAGGAGGCGCTGTCCGCCGTGCAGGATTACATAGGGGGCAACGCGGCGGCGCTTTCCCAGTACGGGATGCAGATAGACGACACAGTGCTGAAACAGACCGCGCTGTCCATGGGCTATAGGGGAAGCCTGGAGGAACTGGAGGAGACGGAGCTTGCCCAGATCAGGATGAACGCCCTGCTTGAGAACAGCGCATCCATACAGAGGCAGGCAGCGGAGGGGCAGACAGGGTATGCCAACAACATCAAGAGCCTGAAAGCAGTGATAGCCGACTTCGGGGAAAAGGCGGCGGAGAAACTGTCCCCGGTGTTTGACAAGGTGACGGGACACCTGCTGAAAGCATGGCCGAAGATAGAGGGGCTGCTTCTGAAATTCATGGACTATCTGGGGGAGGGCGGCATAGGGGCCGCGCTTCCCGCATTGGCAGACATGGCATCCACGGCCCTGCCGCCGTTCATTGATGCGCTGGGGCAGGTCCTCACGGCGGCAGAGCCCATTGGCGGGGTGCTGCTGGACTTGGCATCCAATGCCCTGCCCCCGCTGCTCAAGGCGCTGGGGCCAGTGGTGGGCGTGATAGGTGAACTGGCAGGGGCGGTGCTTCCGCCGCTGGGGAAGATAATCACCAAGATAGCGGAAACCGTCATCCCTCCCCTCGTGCAGATAATAGGCATCCTGCATAAGAACGTGATTGAGCCGCTCATGCCGGTAATCAGCAAGATTGCCGACGCGGTGCTCCCCATACTGGCGGCAGGGCTGGAGGCGCTTTCCCCGCTGCTGGAACTGATTGCCCCGGTGCTGGAAGTGATTGGGACAGTCCTGGGCGAAGTGGTAGGGTTCCTCGGGAAAGTGGCGGAGTATGTGGCCGGGGGGATCGGTGACGCCATTGAGAAGATTGCCGGCATTTTCGGCGGGGGGAACGGGAAGGCCGGCGCGGACATCCCGCACAATGCCAACGGGACGGAGAACTTTGCCGGTGGCATGACATACATAAATGAGCGCGGGGGAGAGATAGCGGTGCTGCCGTCCGGGAGCAGGGTCATACCGGCAGACAAGAGCGGCCGGCTCATGGAACGCATGGCGGGCGGGGGCACGGAAAGCATATGCCTGGAGATAAACGTCAATGTCAATGCGGCCGGGCAGATGGACGAAGGGATGATTGAGAGGCTGAAAAAGGAGTTCCGGCCCCTTGGGGAGGAAATCAGCGAGGCGGTATACCGGAAGATGGAGAAGAGGAAACTGGAAAGGCAGGCAATGCAGGAAGGGCTGGCATAGGTGGAGGAATGGCTTATATATTGTCAGGGAGGAAGTGCGGGGCTGTCCGTTTTGAGCCGGACAGCGGCACTGTCCAGAAAGAGGGGATTACAAGGTCCAGCAAGATGACATCCAATGCGATAGAGACCGGGAGCACCATTGAGGACCATGTATATAGGAACCCGGAGCAGATGCAGGTGTCGGGGCTGGCGGTCGGCGGCATGGGTGCGGCTGCGGCATTGGAAAACATGTGGAGGCAGAGGGACTTGGTGACGTATACGGGGAAACTCAGGGAATCCAACCTGGTCATAACCAGCCTGAAGATTGACACGGACAAGGGGAACCGGGAAGGGTGCTCCTTCTCGGCGACGCTCCAGAAGGTGACCATTGCGTCCAGCAGCTATGTGGAAATCGGCGGGGTCATGCTCATGAGCGGGCAGGACGGGGTCAGCGGGACGAAGTCCAATGGGATGGTCACCACGCAGAAGGAAGGGGTGACGGCGAAAGCGTATATGGACTATGTGAGTTCCTACGGTAGGCAGAGCAACAATGGGCCGAATGCGAGGAAGACGGAAAGCTACAGTGGGACAGGGGGATAAGGGATGGAAGCAATGGGCGGATTGTATGTGGTGGAATATATTCCGGTGGATGCGGGGAAAGTCCCTTATTCCTTCCACATAAAGCTTGGAGACAGGACATTCGTGCTCACCGTCAAGTACAATGAGCAGGGAGACTTCTACACGGTTGACCTGGCCATTGCCGCGACGGGGGAAGTGCTGTGCTACGGGGATCCCGTCAGGTACGGTCGGGCAATGTTCAACACGGTGGAGGATGAGCGTTTCCCACAGCCGGTCATCATACCCTACTGCATCCACGGGGAAGAGGACAGGGTGACGAAGGGGAACTTTGGGAAGACGGTGCAGATGTACCTGCATGAGAGGAAAGGGTGAGGTAATGGGTCTTTTTTTTATCAGGAGCGCGTCGCTGCAGATAGGGGAAAACAGGTACAGCATGGATGATGGCTTTTTCTTTGAGTTCGAGATACCTTTTTATGACTCCGAGGAACTGGTGACGGTGTCTTTCCGGATCCATAACCTGAGCGGGGGGACGAGGAAGTCCATCACGAAGAACCTGCCTGTGATACTCAATGCGGGGTATGAGGATGACGTTGGGGTCATCTTTGTCGGGACAGTCAGCAGCGCCTCCAGCCAGCTGCAGGACACGGAGTGGGTAACGGAGATATCTGCGACGGCAGTGCTGAGGGAATGGCTGAACACGGAGGTCAGCAAGACGTACATGCCGGGGACGGACGCGGAGAACATCCTGCTGGACCTGCTGGACATATTCGGCGTGGAGGTCGGGAGGTTTGAGCTGAAGGAGAACCGAGTTTACCCGCGCGGCAGGGTATGCAGCGGGAAGCTGAAGGATGTGCTGAAGCAGATGGTCACGGAGGAATGCGGCAGCAGGATGCTGGTGAGGGACAACCAGATTATGATAAACGACTCGGAGGCGGCCATATACAGCGGGGTGCTGCTGACTCCCCAGACAGGGCTGCTGGCGATGCAGGGGGACAGCAGCGAGACATTGATTGCCACTCCGGACGAGGCACAGAGCACGAGGGAAGAGAAGGACGGGAAGGGGGAGACCGTAAAGATCAAATGCCTGCTGAATCACCGCATAGGGGCCGGTGACTTCATCCAGGTGCAGTCAAAGGCGAGGTCGGGGACATACAGGGTGGTGAGCGGGGTCCATAAGGGGTCCCCCAGCGGGGAATGGAGCACGGAACTGGAGATCAGCCCGGTGCAGTAGGAGGAGACATGAAAAGGTCAGGAGAGTATGCAGTCCGCGAGGCGGCGCGGAGGAAGGAAGCGGAGGCAATCCATGTTGCGGATCTGGTCGAGGTGCTGGAGTTCTACCCGGACGACATGACGGTGGACGTGAAGCCATTGGTGATGGCCGTGAAGGAAGAGACGTTCGTATCCCGCCCGCCGGTCCTGAAAGTGCCGGCCATGGTGCTGGGGGGCAGGGAATTTTTCCTGCGCCCATGGTACCGGCCCGGGGACGTGGGCGTGATAGTGTATCTGGATTATGACAGTGACAATGCGCTGGCCGCGGGGGAAGAGGCGGAGCCGCTGACGACCGGGTGCCATAGCGGGAAGGACGGCTTTTTTGTCGGAGGGGCGATATGCGGCGGCATCATGGCGGGGCTTCCGGAAGAGGCCATTGTGGCAGGGGCAGGGGAGAACTATGTGGCATTCTCGGAGGACGGGATAAAGATTCAGGGGAAATTTGAGGTTGAGGGGGAACTGAGAGTGAATGGGAAAGCAGTCATGCTTGCGGAGTGACGGGATATGGAGAACATGGCATTGAAGATAAGCGGGGAGACGGGCGACTTGGTGTTTGACAGCGACGGGATTCTGGAGACGGTATATGGCAACGAGACGACGGCACAGAACGTCAGGATGACGCTCACCGCATGGAAAAACGACTTCATACCAGTGCCGGGGCACGGCACGGACTATGTGAGGTTCTTTTCCCCCGGCACAGGGGATGAGGAACGGAAGGAAGTGATGCGGGATGCGGTATTCGAGGAAGAGGGGATAGCGCAGGTAGACAGCATGGAAGTGACGGTCAGGGGGGACCGTCAGGCAGGCGTGTCGTTCGAGGCAAGGCTCTTGGATGGGAGCAGGACAGGCATGGAGGTGGACATATGATGGAGGATAAGGAATGGGGGCTGACCCCCAAGGGGTTCTGCCGCCCGGATTATGTGCAGCTGCTGAACGCGTTGGAGTATAAGGCAAGGGAACTGTTCGGGGACGGCATAAACCTGACGGTGAGGTCGCCGCTGGGGGTGATACTGCGGCTGGACGCATGGATGCTCAATATGCTGTTCGGGGTGCTTGAGAAGGTATATGACAGCAGGTTCGTGGACACTTCGGAAGGGACGTCCCTGTATAATCTCGGAAGGATGATAGGGCTGTACCTGCTCCCGGCAGGCAAGGCGGCAGGGTATGTCACGATAGAGGGCGAGGCGGGGACGAAAGTGCCGGCCGGGTACCTGCTCAGCACGCCGGGAGGGCTGCAGTACACCGTCATGCGCGGGGAGGAGATAGGCAGCGACGGGAAAGCGCTGGCATTGGTGCAGGCAGTCCGGACAGGGAAGGAATATAACACGGAGGCGGGGACGGTGATAAAGGTCGTCAACCCCGCCGTCATACGCGGGGTGAGGGCAGTGCATAATGACGCCCCCATCATCAACGGGCGGGAGCGTGAGACGGATGCGGAATATAGGGAAAGGTATTACAAGTCCGTGGACTATGCCGGGGGCGTGAATGCCGATGCCATACGGGCGGCCCTGCTGCAGGACGTGCCGGGGGTGCACACGGCATTCGTATATGAGAATGACAGGGATGTGCCGGACCCGGTATATGGCCTGCCGCCGCACAGCATAGAGGCCGTGGTATATGGGGGGCTGGACGAAGAGGTTGCCAATGCCATATACCGGAAGAAGGCAGGGGGGATACAGACAAACGGCAGCAGCAGGGTGCCAGTCCTGACGAAGTCGGAGCAGCTGATGGACATATTTTTTTCAAGGCCTGTACTGAAGCATGTGTTCATTGAAATAACCGGGCTTGAGACCGACGATGACTATGCCGGGGAAGACAGCATAAAGGAGGCCTTGCTCCGGTTCATCGGATGTGACGCGGGCGGCGGGCTGGACATTGGGGAGGACGTGCCGTATCAGGGAATCCCGGGGGCGCTGATGCAGGTCAGGGGGATTGTGGACTTTGACTTCCGGATCGGGCTGACCATGCAGACGCTGGGGAAGGAGAAGATCAGGATAGGGATACGGGAAAAGGCAGTCACATCGGCAGACAAGGTGGTGATAAGGGCATGAATTTTACCTATATGATGATTGAGATGCTGACCAGCTCATACAACCGGTCGGACCTGAAACGGGCGGCGCGGGGGGAGCCTCCGCGGACAAACATAGGAAAAGTGCTTTCCTTGGCAGGATGGGGCTTCGACATGGTCAGGCACCACATGGAGAAGGTGCAGGAGTGGGACAATATAGACTATGCAGAGGGGAAAGTCCTTGACCGTTACGGGGCCAATTACGGGGTGTTCAGGGGGGCCGCTCCGGACAGGATATACAGGGTGATGATTAAAGTGAAGGTGATGGCGATGCTTTCGGCAGGGAACCTGGACACGATAATCGACGCGGCGGCAATCCTGTTTGAGGTCAGGAATACCCGCGTGGAGGCGTGGGAGATATTCCCGGCCAAGATATTCCTGTTCGTGGAGGAAGAGGACCTTGACGAGATCCATAAGGAACTTTCATGGACGATAGCGTACCTCATGCTGCGCATAAAGGCTGCGGGGGTGGGCATGCGCATATTCCGCAGGGCTTATTACAATGCGCTGGAGACAATCCACGGAGGGACGCTGACAGAGAAATATGTGAGGAAGGGGCTGCAGCCCCTTGGCTCGGACTGCGGGATGACGTATAAGGCACCCTTAAGCATAGGCATGGGCACGGCCGTGTATGTGAAG